CTCAAAACATCATACTAAAAGACATATGGAGTATATGCGTAACAGTATGAAAAGAGGTGCAACTTTTACACAAGCTCATAAAAGAGCTATTAAAGCTGTTGGTAAGTAATGGCTAAACGAGTAAGTTGGATGTTTGGTGGCAAACGATATTATGGTACTCTTATTAGAGAAACTAAAACGCATAAATTTGCTAGAACAGAAAACGGAAAAGTAAAGAAAATTAAAAAATAATGGCAGCAAAAATACCAGCAAGTGCAAACGCAGCTTTGATTAAAAAAGCAAAATCAAGTGGTATATCTTTATCTACACTTAAAAAAGTTTATCGTAGAGGTCAAGCAGCATACCTTAGTTCAGGATCAAGACCTGGTGTAAGTATGGGTGCTTGGGCTATGGGTAGAGTCAATAGTTTTATTCGTGGTTCTAAAAAACACGATACAGATTTAAGAAGAAGTAAAAAGAAATAGTGTCTAAAAGAACACAGCCTTATAGATTTGGTGTACCTGCTAAATATTTAGAAGGGTTATCTGATGCAGAAGCAAAAAAAAGAGCAGCAGAAATAAAACGAACAGCTAAAGCATACAAAGCAGGTAAACGCATAAATACTAAAAGAGTAGAAAAATCAAGATTATCTGACAAAAAGAAAAGATAATGGCTGAACGCAAAACCTGTGCTAATCCTGGTTGTGAAAAAAAATTTACAGCTAAACATAATAATAAAAAATATTGTACTGTTCAATGCAGTCGCAAAGCACAACATAAAAGGTCCAAAGAAAAAAAGAAAAAAGAATTTACAACACAAATGACTGTTACTCGTGGTGAGTATTATCAGGATTATGTAGAAAATTTTGCAGCAGAAGTAGAGCAAGAACTTATAGCTAAGACTGCTGTAGCTGATATATACGGAGTCAACAAATCAGTTGTTACAAAAATGCACGAAGCATATCTAGTAGATAAAGATAATTTTGAATTACAAAAAAATTGGACAACACCACAAGAAGCAATAAAATCATTAGGTAGGTTTGAGGATTTTAGAGATAGATACTTTCAAACAGAAACAGGAGAACAATACGAAACAGCAGACTTTCATAAAAAATGGATTGCAAGTATTTTAAAAGCTATTGATGAAGGTGGCGAACAAATGATTCTTAGTCCACCAAGACACGGCAAAACAGATTTACTTACACATTTTGCTGTGTGGCAGATATGTAAAAATCCTAATGTAAGAATTATGTGGGTTGGTGGTAATGAGGAGATAGCAAAAAATGCTGTAGGTGCTGTAGTAGATCATTTAGAACATAACGAAAAACTTATAGAAGATTTTTGTGGACCAGGTAAAACATTTAAACCTAAAAGCAGGTCAGGTAAATCTTGGACATCAGGACAGTTTACTATTGCTAATAGAACAGTTACAGGTATTAAATCACCGACTATGGTAGCTGTAGGTAAAGGTGGTAAAATTTTGTCAAGAGATTGCGACTTAATTATTGCAGATGACATTGAGGATCACGGCACAACAATACAACCAAGTGCTAGAGAGCAAACTAGACAATGGTGGACAACAACTTTGTCATCTCGTAAAGAGGAACACACAGCTATTGTTGTAATTGGTTCAAGGCAACATCCTGAAGATTTATATAATTTTTTACTAGAGAATCCACAAATGGACAAGATAGTAGAAGAAGCACATAGTACAGAATGTGTATTGCCAGAAAACGAAATAAAATTACATACAGATTGTATGCTATGGGCAAGTAAAAGAAGTTACAAGTGGTTATTATCACGATTACAAGCTGCTGAAACTACAGGTGGTAAAGCAATATTTGAAATGGTATATTTAAACAAAGCATTTGTTGATGGTATAACAATGTTTGATGTAGAAGAAGTTGATAAATGCAGAGATGTAAATAGAACTATTGGGCAGATACCAGCAGGTACAAAACTAATTGCAGGACTTGACCCAGCTTCTACAGGTTTTCAAGCGTGTTTTTTGTGGGCTGTAAATACAGATACAGGAAAAATGTATATGGTAGATATAGAAAATGAGCAGGGTGGTGGCATTATACAAGCTAAAAAAACTATAAAAAAATGGTATGAAAAATATAATCTTGCACATTGGGTTATAGAAGAAAATGGATTTCAAAGAGCTATAAGACAAGATAAAGATATAAAAGATTATTGTGCCAGAATGGGTATATATTTAGAGGGACATCAAACACAAAAAAACAAATTTGATCCTATCTTTGGTGTAGGAAGTATGAGAGAATTGTTTAAGGAAGAACTAATAAGTTTGCCTTATGGTAGTGCAGA